ACGATGACCCTGAACTGGGTCGAATTCATAGGAACGGCCATGACTGAATCTCCTCTCTGTTATGGCCGTTAGGCCACCTGACCCTGATAGGTGCTGATCTTCACCCGGATGATCGGGTAGGCGTCGCCCCAAGCGTTGTTGGGATACGGCGCGATGTTCAGCACCTGAAAGGTGGCAGCGGTGCTGCCGGTCGTCGTGGCATTCAGAGCCTGCGTCGAGAAACCGGTGTAGGCCGAACCCTGCGAGGAATTGGCGAGGTTGATGCCTTCACCGATGGTGGACGACGCCATCGTGGCGTTCGCCTGACCCTCGTAGATGATCTGCGGGTCCATGGTGAAGTAGGCGATCATCGACCCGGCGTCGTAGGTCTGGCTGGCCGGGAAGTACGGCAGCACGAAACGCTTGGTCGAGGACGTGAACTGGCAGCCCTGAAAGACGCCGATGCACGAGTCCGCGCCGGTCGCCGTGGCGATGAGGGTGCCATCGGTGGTGCGCTTGACCGGGGTGCCGGTGTAGAGGGCGGTACCGTAAGCGGAAGCGACGCCATCGACCTGATTTTCGATGCGGATCGTGCCGGACGGGTGATAGACGGGAACAAGCCCCTGCGGGGCGGCAGTGCTGGACACGGATAAATCCTCCGAGATGGGTTGCTCCATTCGGGCAGGGGCCTGTTCAACACCAGACGGTGGACTAGCCAACCATACGACCGCCTCAGTTCCGGATACCGTGACCTGCCGTTACACCGAGCCAACTGGCTACAAGACGCCTGCGTGCAGGTCCTGATCCTCGTACTGAAAGGACAGGAATGCCGGAGAGCCTAAGCCCTCCGGCACCGAGTCGTCAAGTCTCTGAGTCGTTCAGGACAGGTCAAACATGTCCTTGCGAGGGGTTTCGATGCGCCGACGGAGGTCGTGCATGCCCTCTTCCAGAGTGATCCTGCCGCCCTTCTGGCGGGCCTCGTCGCCCAGAGCATCGAGACCGTCAAAAATGCCCTGCGCCTGTTCGCGCGGCTGGTCGAAGTGGAACTCGCGCATGTAGGCTTCGTAGTTCTCGGCGGTGGTTTCCATTGCCACCATCTCGCGCCACATGACGGCCCCGGCCATCACGCCGTCCTTGACCGAGTTGGCTTCGGCCGACCAGCCCTCGTGCTTCACGTCGTCGAGCATGACGAAGTTGTAGCCGTTGCGCTTGCGGCGCTGCGGGGTGTCCACCGGGTGCGAGGTCGAGACCCAGCAGCGGTGGAAGCCGGTCTTCGGCGGCAGGCTGGGAAGCAGGCTCTCGTTCCAGCGATCCTGAAACTGGCGGCGGCGCAGCGGCTCGCTCATGGCGTGCGGGGCTTCGCGGGAGGCCGTCTCGGCCTGCCTCGATCCCATGCCGCCGTGGTCGTCGTCCCGGTGCGTGGCATCACGCTCCTGACGGTTCATCCGCTCGTCCTGCTGGTTCTTGTTGCTCATGGTGCTGTCTCCTACGACCGACTGTATTCGCCGCGCTTGGCGCGCTGCTGGTTGTTCCGCCACTGCTGGATCAGGCGGTCGCGACGCTGCTTCTGGTCAGGCGCGAGGTTCTGATCCAACAGGCCCTCGCCTTCCAGATACTCGCGCATCATGGGATCGAGGGCGAACGTCGTGCCCGACGTGCGGCGGGTGTTTCGGCCCGACGACGTGGGCGGCATGCCCGTGGTGCGGGCCACGCGGCGCGGCTCCGGGGTGTCGTCGCCGTCATCCGAGTCGCCGCCCTTGTCCGGCAGGAACCCGCGCTTGGCGAGTCGTTCTTCCAGCGTGCGCCAGTACAGCGGCGTGTCCGGACGGTAGCCTTCCGCCGCCACCGAGTCGTCGATGGCGCGGATCATCATGCTTTCCTCGTCCGTCCCGTTCGGGTCGAAATAGGAGAACCGGGACATGAACGTCTCGGTGTAGTCCGTGGCCTTCGGACTGACGGTGGCTTGTGCCTGTCCCTGCGGCTGCGGACGCTGCGGCACCTGTCCGCCAGCCTGCGCCTCGTAGGCCATGCGTTGGCGAGCGTTCGAAAGCTGGAACACCCGGGCCGACGCCTCGTCGCGCAGACGCTGGATTTCGCGGAACTTCTCGCCGTCGCTGTTTGCGACTGCGCGGGCAAGTTCCTCGTCCGCCATCTGCAGGGCCTGCTGGGCCGCACCCAACTGGCTCTCCAGCGTGTTCATGGTCAGGCTGGCCTGTCCCTTGGTCACGCCCTGAATGATGCCGGTCAGGTGGTCGATGCGCTGGTAGAGACCGGCGATCTCGGCGTCGCGACCGTTGATCGCCTCGCGTCGGGCGTTGTTGCGCCGCTTGCGACGACTCTGTCGCTCTTCGGTGCCGCGCTCCGAGTCGTCGTAGGCAAGACGTGCGTCTTCCTCGACTTCCTTGAGCCGGGCCTGCTTGTCGTCGTCACTGTCCTCGATGTCGGCAACGACTCGCTTGTCTTGCGACTTGTCGTCTTCGAGTTCGATCTCGACCGGCTCGTTGGCGTTGCCCGTCAGGTTGTCCATGCCGCCAACCATGACGACTTCGCCGCCGCCCTTGCTGGGACGATCCTCTTCCACTTCTCGCTGTCTGGCCTGTGCCATGAATGCCCCCTATCAGGAATTGATGACGCCAAGCGGATCGGCCGTGACAAGGCCAATCAGGTCGGTGTCCTTGATGGCGATGAACAGGGCGTCCTCGTTGCCCTCGATCTTCACCGCCCACCGGTCGCCGCCGTACATCGGCGCGCGCACGAAGTCGCCCACGGCGCACCAGTCGCCTTCGGGCCACGGCTCCAGCGTGTCGCGACGCCTGAACGCGGACGGACCCATCGAACGCACCAGCGCGGTCTGCGTCCGGTACTTGTCGGCGTCACGCGTGTCGTCGGCCAGCAGGATGCCGCCCTTCGTTTTCTTCACCGGGCTGCGAAGCTGCAGCACCAGCAGGTAACCCATGGGAACGATGCCGGGATCGACATCGGGGAACGCCTCTTTGAGTCGTTCGGTGTACGCGACCCCCAGCACGTCGCTGATGGCCTTGGTTTGCAGTCTCTCTTTCACGACAGTCTCCTAGTCTTGATCTTGGTCGCTGTTCGCTTCCTCGATCTTTTCGTTCAAGCGTTCACGCACCTGCGCAACCGCCTGCAGAATCCCCGAAACACGACCAAACCCGAACTCGGTTCGGTAGTCCTGTTGCGGGAACTCGGCAGCTTCAATGGCCTCTCCTCGAACACCATCGAGGATGGCCAAAACGACTTCGAGAGGGATCACGAATTACTTCGTGTTCTTCGACGGCGTGTTGACGCTGCCGTGCGTTCCCTGACGCTTGCCCAGAGCGGCGGCCGACGCTTCGGCATACGACTCACCAGCAGCGAGGGCCTTGTGCATCGGCACCGGACCCTTCACGCCCTTACCTACCTTGTCGCTCATGTCACTTCCCTTTCGACTTGCGCGCCACGTTGAGCGCGATGGCGACGGCCTGCTTCTGCGGCTTGCCCGCAGCCATCTCCGTCTTGATGTTGGCCGACACGGCCTTCTTCGAGGAACCCTTCTTCAACGGCATTGCAGTCTCCTACTTCTTGCGCGGGTTATACCCGCCGTAAAACCCCTCGCTGTCATGGTGCCGGGGCATGCACTGGTAGCCGACCTTGCCGCCCGTCTTGAACGCGGCAGCCGGGAGGCCCGGCGAGAAACCGTCGCTGGGCGACGCGCCCATGGGCGACACGGCGTTCTTCGGCGGTGCGCCCAGCTTCGAGGCGGTGGTGGCAGGCGGGCGTCCCATGCGGACGCCAAAGTTCTTGCGAGGCATGTTGTCTCCTACGGTGCGACGTTGCCCGGGTCCTGTCCGGTCCCGGTCTTGAGATTGCCAGCGGCCTTGTCGGCCTTGATCTTGCTGTCGGTGATTTCGAGCGCGGTCTCGTTGTCGTCGCTGTTGGTCTCCAGCTTGACCTGCGCGGCGATGTTCGCGACCGTCTCTCGCGACTGGTTGGTCGCGTGAACACCTGCCAGCCGCAGTTCGTTGCCGTGGGCTGCAGTGGCGCTGCGGTCAGCCGCCTCGCGCTCGCGCAGTTCCCGGTCGGCCGCGCTGTTCTCCGCGCTCTGGCGCAGCTTCTCGGCGTCAAGCTGCATCTTCTGCGCCGTCAGCATGTCCTTGCGTTCCGCCTGCTGGGCCTTGTTCTGCTCGCTGACCAGCTTCAACTGCGTGTTCGCCTGATCGGCCTGCGTCTGGCGATCCACGTCCTTCATGGCGACGATGCTGGGGTCCATCGGCTGCTGCGGCGCGAGTCGTTGCATCAGCATCTGGGCCTGCGCGATGACTTGCGGCATCGGTCCCAGAACCTCGTCGGCGTGCTGCATGACCTCCGGCGTCAGTTCGGCCAGCATGCGGTCAAGCGGGGCCTCGAACTGCGGGGCCGACAACGACTCGATGGTGAGCATCTCGTTTCCGGTCTGGGCGCGAAGCGCGGCGTTTGCCGCTTCCAGCATGGCGTTCGAGTACCAGAGCGCGATGTGTTCAGCGAGGTGCTGAAGCATGGCGGGCAGGTACTTGGTCGCGATGATGGTGTTCGATCCGAACAGCGGCGACTGCATGTAGGCGAGGTGAACCGCCAGATGCGCCTCGTGGTCCTGACCCGGGAACGCCTTGATGGGCAGGCCGTTCGACGCGGTCGTGTTCTCGGCCACGGCGTTCTGCTGTACCGGCTGCGCCTGCGGCTGCAGGAACTGTTCCGGGTTCGGCACGTTCATCTGCTTGAGGAAGTACAGTTCCGTCTTCCTCATGTCGTAGACCATCGGCAGCGCCTGCGAACGCTGCACGACAAGCTGGGCCAGCGACTGGCGCTGCATATCCGAGAAGATGCGCGGGTCGCTGACCGGCACGACCATCAGCGGACCGGCGAAGTCCTCGCGCGAGACGATCAGTTCGCCGTAGTCGTCCTGTATCTCGACGTTGTTGATCGTGCGTGCGTTGATGTCCCAAAGCTGCTTCAGGAACCGGCGCATCGAGCGATGGAGTCGTCCATGCACCGCGCCAAGGTTCTTCAGGCCCTGCTCGATGAACATGTTGGCGGTGCCGACCGGCGTGTTCCCGCCAAACTTGTCGTACTCGTCAAAAGTCGTGCGAACGACTCCGCGAGCGGCATCGACGAGGAAGCCGAGCAACTGGAACAGCACGGGGCTGGGCGGGTTGAACGGCAGCGGCATGTAGGTCTTGCGCACGTCGTCCTGCGCCAGAGACCCCTGCACTTCGGTCGTCTGCGTCGGTTGCGCGCGGATGTTCTGGCCACCAGCCGTCGCGCCTCCCTTGAGGCGGATGCCGGTCTGGCTGTTGTTCAGGTGCGCCGCGTCCAGCAGGGCGCGCAGCGAACCGGTGGCCGCACCGGACAGGCCGCCAATCATGTGCGTCATGCCGATGGGATAGCCGCCGCGCCACGGCCAGAACGGCCACTCGATCAGGAAGTCGAGTCGTTTCTTGAGCGGGTCGTCCTCGCGCCAGTTGCGGTAGATCGCCAGCACCTTCTCGGTGTCGGCGTCGATGGTGACGAGGTACGGCTCGGCCGGTGAGTCGTCGTCTTCAAGCGACAGCAGCGCCGACGTTTCGTAGACGATGCGGATGTTGTCGATGTTCTCGCTGGTCTGCTCACGGCCGATGATGCGGTCGTTCGACTGGCTCGACGCCGTCTGCTCCGGGGAGTCGGACGAAATCTTGATGTTGAGAACGTCGCGCCACAGCCCGTTGTTGACGTTGCTGTGGTACTGCCAGCGGTCGATCTCCTGCTCGTGCGTGATGCGAGGCTGCGTGTAGATCGCGCCGTCGCTCCACGGCCGGTGGACCTTGTCGATGGGAATTGCGACGACCGACGGGCCGTCGTCGCCGTAGTACATCTTCGTGTAGAAGGCACCACCGAGCGGGCACTGCGTGAAGCCCATCTCGAACTCGTGGTAGACGTTCGGCATCAACTCCGTAAGCTGGAGGTTCATGTAGCGCGACACGCGGTCGGCGCGCTCGTCCTTCTGGTCGGTGTTGGCACCGATGACCTTCGACTTCACCGGACCTTCCGGCGGCAGCATCTCGTTCATCACGCGCGCGGCAAAGTCGATGCAGGCTTCGGTCAGCACCGGGTGAACGACCTTGCTTGCGCCCGGGAACGACGCGCCGCCCGGGGCGTCGTCACCGAGACCGGTGCGGCGCAGGCCCTCTTCGTACTGCTTGTCCCGCTTCTCGCGCGACTCCTTGTCCACCTTGATGGCGTCAAGCATGTCCTTCGCGATCTGCGTCAGGCGGCCCTCTTCGAGGACTTCCGCGAGATTGGCGAAGTGATCGCTGGGATCGGCCGGGGGCGGGGCCTGATCATCCATCACGATCTCGACGGAGCCGTCGTCGTTGATGATCACGTCGCTGCCCGGAGGCGCAGCCGCGTCGATGCGGCTCACGCCTTCGGCCTTGCCCGGCTGGGCGTAGGGATCGTCTACGTTCTCGGCACCGTACACGTCACTCATCGCGCGTATCCTCCACCGCAGTAGCGCAGCGCGCCGCCCCTGCTGAAGTTCTGGGTGTCGATGGCATGATACAGCAGGGCGTCGTCGTCAACCGAGCCGCCCTGCGCAAAGACGTTCAAGTTCTCGATGCTGTTGCTGATGGGCGAGCCGGGATCGCGTCCACCCATGCCGCCGACGGCGCTGAAGATACGTTCGGGGCGGAAGCCGCCACGATCCGGATCATAGATGCCCATTGTGAAATCGCGCGCCGCATCGTCGCCAATCTCGCCCGTGTTGCCCTCGACAAGATTGCCAAGAGAATGGCCAAAGAACTTGCCGACCGCAGGACCGACAAACGGGATGGGGATCAGGTTGCCTGCCACGCTGCCCAGCGTGCCCAGCAGGTCGTGCAGGAAGCCGCCTTCCTTCATCTCGACCGGACCGCCTTCGGCGTACATGCTTTCGCCGGGGATGCCGTACCACTTGTCCATCTCGCCGCCGAAACGATAGCCGGGGACCTGTCCGCCGTTCGGATAGTTCATGTCCACGGCACCGCCGTCGGCGTAGTGCGTCTTTCGGAACCCCGGGAACGACTCGATGGCGATACGATTGGCGTCAATAAGTTCGCCGGTCTGCGGGTCCGCCAGATCGTTGTAGTTATCCTCCAGAGGTTTTTGCACGTTGCTCAGAGACTGGAGGATACCGGTGCGTCCTGCCACGTTGGGAAGACGACGGGTGATATACTTGGCTGCGGAACCAGCAGCGCCCATCGGGATAAAGTTTGTGGGATCAAGATAACCCGCGCCGGACTCTCGGTCTTTCATGGTCGAGGTGTACTTCGGCTCGAACACAGGCGCACGATCAGGAACAAGATGAGATAGACCCAGAGGAGTAGCGGCAAGGCGAGCCGCTTCCATCAAGGCATCTGACCCACCGCCCAACAGGAACTGCTTGCTGCGCTCCATGCCGTAGTCCGGCTCTTGAGATTCGCTCCACTCAACCGGGTTTTCCAGATAGGTACGAATCTGATCACGCATCCACGCAGGCGTGTTCTTGCTTACGCGGTTGCGATAAATTTGTTCCGGCGTCTTGGTGAACCGCTCGTTCATCGCATCAGTGAGATTGTCACTGCTGTCGAGGAACATGTAGCCGGTACTCCCGCCGCGCGCGTAGCCCTGCACGTTGTTCGACGCCAGTGCCGACAGAGCGCCTTCGCCTTCGGTCGGCGTCTGGAAGTCGAAGTAGGGAACGGTGTCGGGACCGAGCGTTCCAAGGTCTCCGACGTTACCGACGTTACCGACCTGTCCGCCGCCTGCGTAGTAATTCACGGGACCTCCTTCGGCCTTGCGCGGGAGGCCCAAACGATTGGCTTCTTCAATCCAGTTCGAGAGACGATCTACGGTTTGCGGCGTCATGTCTACGCTGTGCAGCCCGCGAGTGAGCGTCCAGTTGCTGCCGCTCTTCAGGAACTTTGCCCAATCTTCCGGGTTCAGAACACTGTAAGGAACGGGTCGCTCAAAGCCTCCGAACGCATCGCCCAACAATTTCCCTTCGTATCCGGAATGAGGGACTGCGGCATCCGCGCGTCGGATGGGCGGCCTCGTCGGGTCAATCTTTGAAAACGAAAATCCGGTCGTTCCGTAATCCGACGACAGGAACCGGGGATTAACCGACGCAAGCCGCAGATGCGCGATGTCTGGCATGCCCAGATCGCGCGCGGCTTTCGCATCGAGTGCCTGCGCAATGGCCCATTGCTGTTCCAGCTTGAGGTTCTCGACAGCGTTCCGGAAGTCAGGAGAAGCAATACCCGGCAAGCCGGGAATCTTCTGAACGGCCTTCGATTTCCGGAGAACCTCGTCCAGCTTTTCCGCCGTGTTCGGGCCGAATTGGCGAGAGGCGATGATGTCGTGCAGCATGTCCATTTGCATGCGCGCAGAGTCGCTCGCCTGCTTGCCCATCAGCCACGGCGCAAGATACGCGTCTTTGCCTTCGTTGGCGGCGAGTGCCGCTTGGTTGAATAGGCCGCTGACGACCGGCGGCATTGACGCCCAGATTTGATCTCCCTGCGCGGCCGGACCAAATGCGTAAAGCGGGCCAGCTTCCATCTCGCGCGGGCTGGTGAGGGGAATTCCCCCGACTTCATGCACAACTTCGCCGCCTACGGTGCGATCCCCGGGAGTGAGAATGACACGGCTGCCTTCGATGTCTTCCGGACGAATGACCGGCACGTTGGTGACCGGATTGGTCATGGTCTTGACGGCAACGAACTGATCGTAAGGATTTTCCGGCGTGACATTGCCAATCTTGTCTGTCGTGTCCTTGCCGCGACGAGTGATGCTCTTCAGCACGTCGTCAACAGATTCACCTGTGAACTTCGACGACTCCAAGACAGGATTGTAGGAAAGAGCGCCCTTGGGCTTGCGGACCGCTCCCTTGCTCTGGAACTTCTGCACGGGGCCTCCGTCGGCGCGGTTCAGCATCGAACGCTTGATGTCGCTATGAGTCGTCAAATCGTTTTCCGCCGCGTCCCACATCGTGTGGTGCGCAAGGTGTGGCGCGAACGGCCGGTATTCGGCAGGCATCGCGAAGTCCAGAGCGGCGATGCGATCACGCAGGCGTTCGACAGCTTCTTCCGCACCGGCTCCCTTGCCGCGCCGCATGAACTTCTCGAAGCCTACGCGCGTCTCCGGCGCGTTCAATTGAAGCTGGCGAGCGTCAAGCGTAGGCAGGTCTCCGTAGCCAATCATCGAGCCAAAGAACCCGCGCTTGGCCGCGTCGATGCCCTTGATGTCGCGCATCACGTCGTGCCACTCGGACGGATCGCCTTGTCCCGCCGCGTTGCGAGCGACCAGTTGCGAGAAGACGCCTTCCTTTCCCGGGAACAGCGTCGGCGCAAGTTCGAGGTCTTCGGCCAGCTTGTTGTGGAAGCCGAACGGACGCATGAAGTGGCGCATGTTTGCGATGGCTTCGGGATGCGCCTCGCCTTCAGCCGCGTAGCGCAGGTACTTCTCTCCGGCAGGCGAGCGCAGCCAATCGGAGAACGCGCCTTCCGGGCGGATCATCAGGTCGTTGGTGGACAGCGCAATCGACGGATCGAGATTGTGACGACCAATTGCTTGCCGTTGGATGCTGGAGCGAGTCGTCGTGTATGCCTTGAGCAGGTCTTCCGGCGTAAGGCCTTCGGTGCCCGCGATGTTGGCCATCGTGCGCATGAAGTCGCCGTAGTCGAGGACGTGCTGCGGTATCTGCGAAGGCATCTTGGACGCCACGTCTTCTAGCGGTGCCCACTTCCAGTCGTCGATGTACTTGGTGGGCTTGTCGGCAAAACTTTTCAGACGACTCAGCCAGCCGCCCTTGTCCATGTGGATCGGGCCGCCTTCGGCCTTGGTGATGCCCGCGATGTCGCTGTTGGTCGTGGAGAGACGCTTGAACAGGTCTTCCATCGCGCCTTCGAGGTAGCCCTTGCCGAACGGCGTCTTCCGGTCGTAGGTCATCGGAATGCCCGACTGACCGAGACGATAGCTGTGCAGCGCGGCCCACAGGTTCGCAGGATTGTCCGCGCCGTAGTCCGACATGACTTCCTTGGCCGCCTTGTTCTTCTGCATCTCAAGCCACAGCGCGCCGCGCTGATTGTTGATGTCTTCCGCGTTGCGCAGCATGGCGTCAGGCGCAAGCCGATGACCGCTCGGAAACCCTTTGCCATAGTCCGGCGCGCCTAGCGCAACCAACGCGTCGGGCTGGCTGCCGGTGATATACGACACGAAACGTGGGTCGGAAGAATCGCGGCGGGCGGTGCCCCACGGCTTCAGCCAGTTGTTCAGGTCGCCCATCGAAGGCGCAAGCGGTCCGCTTTCGCCACCCTGAATGGCAAATCGGATCAGGCCGGGATCACCGAGAGGCGTTCCGGTCGGGCTGATCGGCGGATGCGAGTGGACCTGAAAGCCTTCCGGTAGCCGTCGTGCATCCATGTGACGGCGGAACGACAGGTAACCCGTACCTTCCGGGTTATTCGGGTCCAGTTCGTAGATGCGCGGGTAGTCGGTCGGCGTCGGCGTTCTAGACAAATCAACCGCGCTTGTCGTAGCAAGGCCCGGAGCCGAAACCCACTCCTGACCGGTCTGCGCGCTGCCGTGTCCGAAACGACCGGCCTCAAGACCGGTGCGCGCCGCTTCCTCGTTGACTTCCTTGATCGCTCGACGACTCGCGCCGCCAAACCAGTCGGCAATGTTGTCCGCAAAACGAAAGACGCCCTTCGCAGGCACTTGCGCCATCGTCGGGCGCACCGGGCCGCCGCCGATGTCGTAGCCCTTGACCTCGCCGCCTTCGGCAAAGATCGGACCAAACTGGGGCAGGTCGTCTTCACGCAGTTTGCGGCCCATCAGCGGGCTGTAGAACTGCTCTTCGGGAACGATGCGCTTGCCCTCGATGCGCTTCCTGAAAATGGCGCGCTGCTCAAGGTCCTTGTCCGCAAGATACTTGTAGTCGTCTTCGGGAAACTGCGGTCGGATGACGACAAGAGACTTCGGTTCCTGAAGGTATCGCTCGATGGCCATGTTGCGGTGACGGCCCTGATGGCTGCGGATGAACGGATACTCTTCCGTCGTCTGGGTCATCGCGCCACGGTCGTTGAACAGCATCGGTCGCTTGGTGCCCATATCGACGCGCAGTTCAGGCACGTCGTGCCAGCCGCTCTCGCGGCCCACGTCGCCGTAGTAGCCCAGCACGTCTTCGAGGGTCTGCTGGTTCTTCAGCTTCTGCCGGAGGTTTATCGGAAACTCGATGGCGTTCTCATACGGAACTTCCCGCAGGGTCGACTCGGGAATCTGCGCGGCAAACTTCTGGAAGTCGCCGGGGTCCATAACGGTCAGGAGGTGCTTGCCGCGCTCGCTGACGGCCTTCTCCAGCGCACGCGGCGTGTACATGCCAAGGTTCGCCCCGGCGTCGGCGGCGTCTTCGAGCCGCTGCCGGTTGATCAGTCCCATGAAGTTCTCGACCTTGGCCAGCGAATCCTTGATGCGCTGGGCCATGTCGGACTGGACGTAGGGCGAAGGCGCGGGGGCCTTTTTGACAAGCGGAGGAGCCATCGGGACCCGGGCGAGACAGGGGTTCCGACGACTCTACCCTACCAAAACGACTCTGGCCAGTCCCCTACCGGGAGCCGCTGAAGTACCGCCAGAGGGCCAGCAGAAGCGTGACGCCCAGCCAGAGGAATCCCACCACGGCCACGACCGCGCTGACGACGCCGATGACCAGCAGGGCGTAGACGACCTGCTCCAGCATGTGCCAGAGCGTCTGGCTCATGCCGTGGCGGCCTTCACGAGGTGCATGGCGGCGTCTTCCAGATGGGTGATGGCCAGCGCGGCGTTGCGCTCGGCGGCGATCAGGCGGGCGTTCCGGGCGGCGTTCGGCACGTTCGGGTTCCCGGCCGCGTCGGTCTCCGGCATCAGCGGCCGGTCGCGGAGTCGTTCGGCCTCCGTCATCAGCGCCGCCGCCAGCAGCTTCAGGCGGGCCACGTCGGTGATCATGTTCGGGTTGAAGTCGTGCCGCACGATCAGCAGCGCGCTCGGGCTGGCCTCCTGCTCGAAGCTGAACTTGATCGGCTTGGTCGTATCGACCGCAGGCTTCGGCGGCGTATTGTCCATCGTACTCACTTGAGAATCTCCCAGTCGTTGGCCAGCAGGTCGGTCTGGCTGCACAGCCACGGCACCAGCCGACCGTCGGCGGAACGCATGACGACCATCGGCAGAAGCGGCTGCGTGATCACGCTCTGCTCGTCCCTGCGCTCATCCATCGGGTGCGTGGCGTAGGCGCAGCCCCAGTCGTCGCCCTTGACGAAGGCAAGCCACATGCCCTTGCCGTTCCAGCCCTTGCGCCGCACGCGGTGGCCGCTGCGCAGCGCGCTGACGACATCACCGATGCCCATGTTCACGAATTCGACGACATCAGACATAAAC